GAAAAGTAGAACTTGGCGTTGCGGCCGAAGGTACTGCCCCGGGTTTCTGCCAGCTCGATCGGGTCACCCTCCTCGCCCACGTCGACTTCCCAGCGGTCCACTTCGTCGCCGTACACGTACCGCGCCGAAAGCTCAGACAGGTTCGCGGCAGAGCCTGCGGTGGTGACGTACAGCGAGCCGCCTTCGAACTCCTTGGTGTCCATGGTGTTTCGCGAATCCCGAGACCGGGTCGCCGCCACGCGTTCGCGCAGCACCGGCGTGGCCTTGATCGTTTTGCTGATCCGCGACGACACCCGCTTGGCAAGGCCCAGGCTCGGCAGCAGCGTAAGGATGTTCGACGGCGCCATGTGGATCAGGCCACCAATCCAGTTCAGGGCGATCTGAGTCTTCATCAACTGCGACGCCACCATGGTGACCACGCGTTTGCACGGATGCGCCGGCGACAGGCAGCGCATGGGCTCGCGGGCGTACGGTGTACGTGACGTACGGTACTGGCCGGGTTCGGCGGCGCCGGTGTCACGCGGAATGCGCATGTACTCATCGGCCCACTCGTCGACCCAGAGATCCGGGTCGGGAGTCAGCCCCCGGAAATACGCCTCGCGGTACACCTCTGCACCGTCTGCGTATCCAGGTTGCATAGGCTTAGCTCTGTGTCATGGCTTGTAGAAGATCGGCATCGCCCATGCGGCTGGCGTCGTTGAAGACTCGGCGGAACGTGCCCGTCAGGTGCTTTTCGATTTGCCAGGGATCGGTCATCGCCGCCAGCTCGGGAGCCAGTTGCGGTGACAGACCAAACACCAGATCGCGCAGCATGCGGCCGGCGGTAAATGCCGCCTGGGTAACGGCTTCGCGCTCAACGAGGTTGCCCTGGACCTTGTGATACTCGGCCTCGGCCAACTGCGCCATGAAGAACTCGCGCTGGGCTCGGGCCTTCTGGTAGTCCGGGGCCTTGCCGGTGGGCGGCACCGCAGGTGTTTCGGCGGTGATCGACAGCTCTGAATACACGTTCCGCTCAAGGCGGTCCTGATCATGCCGTGCGGTGACGGCGGCTTTGCTCGGGTCGGCCGATGAGGCGAGGAGCAACTCGGTGGCTTCGAGATCGACCTTTCCGTCCTCGGTCAGGACCAGGCGGTCTTGTTTGGCCAGCTTGGAAACGTAAGATTTTGCCCAGCCACGGCGGGCGGCAAACTCCGTTTTGCTGATGACGGTCATGATGAGAAGTCCAGTTCACCCAATAAATACAGGTAGTTCACCTGTTCACTCGGTTCACTAAGCTGGTGAACCACCCGCTAACAAAATGCCGCGGGTTCCTTGTCCCGTACCCTCGGGATCGCCGCAGGGTCCCCAGCCCCTTCCCGACCGAAAAGCAGCATTTCACGACCGATTTTCGCCAGAGCCCGACGTCAGATCGGCAACCCCGAGACGTTTTGCTGCCCAGCGCTCGTACAGCCCGATCGCGACGTCTGCGCCGGCCATCGCCGTCAGGCAACCTGCCCCGCTGGCGGTCAGGATGGATACCCCTGCTGCATAAAGCAGCATCGTCGTGGACACGCCACATACCACGCAGGCCCCTGACCTCAATGCAAGACGGCGCATCAGCGACCAGCCTCGCATGCCTGCCTTGTCCGCGCGCCACATCTCGCCGGAGATGCCGCCTACCAGGGACAGGATGATCACCATCCAGATCGGCATGTCAGCCAGGGCTTGCTGTTCGTTTGTCATGATGAAACAAATACCTTTGTGTGCTGATAACTGGTTGGCACAACTCGCAGATGCCGAGCTGTCCTTATTTGATGTGGGATGCGCGAAGCTTTAGGCTGAGATTCAACGCACTCAAACACGGAGTCACCATGACTAAATACGAAGCAGCACAACTCATTCTTCCGCTCGTAATCGGCTATTTTTCTGTGTCGGGAGAGCGGCTGGGGGATCTGAAAGTATTTAGCTTTTGGACTGCGCTTTTCGTCCTTTGCGCATGTCATGTTCACAACATCTACCTTCTTTGCATGAACGCTGAGCTTGAGCCATGGATACGCTATGTAGCGTTGAATCTCTCCGCTATCGGGTTCTGCCTCCTCGTAGCTAGCGCAGTGTTCCTCAAACCGCACATCCGAGACCATTTCATGCCTAAAACTCGTCAGGCATAAAAAAACCGGCCCATTGGGCCGGTTCTCATGAGCGCCTTCTGCGCCCGCACCTATCGAAGATGACTACTTTTTACAGGTCGATTCCGGTGGCAGCAACCCGGTTTTAACGCCACTGGCGAATATGTAGGCAACACAGCACCAACGCCCCGGCAATATCGACGAATACACCCACCCGGCCATTCGCTTTTGATGCGCGATTTGGCTGTCCCATAGGCCTTGGACAAGGCGGGACAGCTAAGCGCCCCGCAGATCAAAGCGTTGACCCACTGTCCTACTCCTACCTTTACTTCCTCGTATATAGAAAGAAATGAAAAGCACGCCTGCGCGTGACACGCGCGTATCCACTCGCCCGCTACGCTCACATGCGTGATGGAATGGACAGATGGGACAGTGGGACAGCCCAACGACGACGAGGCCCGCGCTTGTCCCATTCGCTGAAACCGTAGAGGGACAAGGCGGGCCTGCGTCATGCGAACAGCCAGGGGCGAGCGATACTTCAAGCAGCCATCCCTATCAGCATGCCCGCGATGCACTGGTGCGCCAGGTGCAGGCGCTGATAGTAGGTGTCACGGCTGCAGCCGCAGTGGGTGTACTTCTGCGACAAAAAGCTATCCCGATTGCAGTAGTGCTCCCGCACGACCATCGAGAGCTCCGGCGCCAGGTGCTTGTTCACGATCAGCTCGATATCCGCCGACTCATCCAGCAGCACCCGGCTTCCTCGCGTGCCCCGAATCAGCTCGCCCTTGCACTCCATCAGCATCGCGATCATGTTGCCGCCGCTGCCGCCGGCGATCCCCCGGCAGGGAGAGTGGAGATCCTCAGCCCACAGCTTAAGCATCTCGTCGATCCGCTTAATCATCGAAGCAAGGCTCCTCTACGGGATCGAACACCAACGCACCTGCCCCACCCCAGCTCTCTGGCTTCTTGTATCCCCACGGTCGCTGCTTGCTCTTCGACAGCGCCGGCATTCGCACGCGACGCCAGCCAAGGCGATGCATGATCGCGCCCACGCGCATCTGCTCAGGTTTCCCCCAATGCCCGAAGTCCAGCTTCAGCGCCTGCGAAAGCACCTCGGCGCCAGTGGTGGTCGCGCCGATCTGCGACTCCTCCAGCCAGGTCAGAATCGGGCCTTCCCACTCATCCACCACGAAGCGCTCATCCTGCGCCTCGGCGAACATCTCAGCCTCATCACGGTTGACCCACCAGATCTCGCCCGCTAGATAGCAAAACATCGCCTCCGCCCAAAGCTGATCGCGGATCTCGCGCAGTTTGTCCGTATCGACCTTCGTACACGCGACAGGCCAATAGCGCCGGTTGCCGGTGGCATCCTTCAGGTACTCGTCCTGATTCGTCGTGCCCACAAAAACACACTGGCGTCGCACGTCGTTCGTTCTGCGGCCGTAGCTTTCGCGGTAGGTGTCGGTCGAGGCGGAGAAGAACTGCTTCGCTTTCGTGCTCTCGGCCTTGTTGAAACTGTCCAGCTCGCCCAGCTCCACGATCCACTTTCCTCGTATTGCCTGGAAGCCATCCTTGTCGCCCAACGCAAATGGCGTATCCATGAACCATTCGCCGCCAAGAATGCTCATCGCAGTCGACTTACCCGCGCCCTGCGCGCCTTCCAGAATTAACACCGAGTCGGCTTTACAGCCCGGTCTCATCACGCGCGCAACGGCAGAGATCATCCAGCGCTTGCCGACCTTGCTCGAGTACTCAGCGGGTGCAACGCCCATGACGCTGGTCAGCCACTCCGCAAGCCGAGGCTCCCGATCCCACTCAAGCTTTTGCAGGTACTCGCGCACCGGGTGGAATGCGTGGTCGTGCGCAACGACGCTCACTGCCTCGATCACGCTGGATGGCTTCACCCGAAGGTTGTACTGCTGGGCCAGCCACTTCATCACGCGCGTGTCATCGATGTCCGCCCAGTCGCCCGTCTCACCGCCGTAGGGTGCCGCACGCTGTTTGACGATCTTCGAACTGAACGCGCTGTAGCTGATGACGCCGCTCCAGCGCTCGTCGTTGCCGAGAATCATCTCGACGTTGGACATGTGAGCAATCAGTGCGCCCCCCTCGGTACGCGCGAGGTGATCCTTCCAGCCCCCAGCCGCTGGAGGCTTGATGACCGCGAGGACCTGACGCCGAACAGCCTCAAGCCCTTCCGCGCAGTGCAGATCGTTGAAGTCGGTCCACTTGTCGTGGCGCTCGCCCGAAAATACCGGCCCCACCACCTGCCCGCCAACGATCAACGCCGCATTCGCGCCCTTCTCCTCGCCAGGGTTCCACGGCTCGCCATTCGGGCGCTTCGTCTTCCAGTCATCGTCCCGGCACACGATCAACGGGCGCCCGGGAAAGCGATCACGCATGGCCTTCGCGACTTCCCGCAAATTGCCCGCATCGAACGCCACCGTGACAGTCGCCGACGTGGCCATGTGCAAACTGGCGCCCGTGGCGTACCCCTCGCACACCAGCACCGGCTCGCCTGGCTCAGGGTGCAGACCGATCAGATGGAACGCGCCCTCCTTGCTCATCCCGTACGGCCAGTAGGACTTGTCTCGCCCGGTATTCTCCTGCACCTCGGGGAAGATCACCTGCAGGCCGACAATCTTGTCGCGGGAATCGCACATCGGCACCAGGACAGCCCCGGTGCGAGGCGCATAGCGAACGCCGAAGCCGACTATCTGTTTGCGGTCCAGGTACAGACTCTTGCCCTTCTCAGGCATCCGCTTGAACAGGCTGCTCGCGCGACTGGCCGCCCGACGAGCCGCGTTGGCAGCCACCTCCGCAGCCCGCCGTTTCGCTTCCTCCTGCCGGGCGCGCATTACCTCGCGCTCCTCGGCAGTCATGCGCCCAGCCTTGACCTTAATCTTTTGCGACTCGCCGGAGCGCCAGTCACCAAAGCTGCCGAAAATGAGCGTCTCGCCCTTCTCGGTGCGATGCTCATGCACCACATACCAGCCGTTTTTCTCCCTGCCCTTGTCCTGTGACGTCTTGCAGCGGGTCAGTTTGCCGAACACAAGCGGCTCGGCAGGCTCCAGACCGTAATCTGCAAGTTGCCCCATTACTTCATCAATCATGTCGAACTCCCTGTACTTCCAACTTCG